TGATTTATTAATTCTTGAATTAGGATCTCTGGCTGTTTTAGCAGAAGTTAATTTCTTTTTCATTCCACCCATTCTAGCACAGAACGAAGCTCTTCTTTTATTTCCTACTTCTTTTGAGGGTGCTTTTAAAGTTCCTTTTGTATAACTAGCTCTACCTTTAGCATTTAATCCACCTTTAGGATTTTTACCTTCTTTTCTAGTCCAAGCTGCAGTAGCCATTATGCTGTACTCGTTTTTTTAGGAAAACCTTTTTTCATATTAGCGTAAGCTTTCTTTGTTATTGTAGAATCTTTTTTACTTCTTGAAGTACCGGCTTTCTTACGAGCGTTGATGTTGGCCCATAGACCTTTGGCTTTAGCCATTATTTTTTTCCTTATTTAATTTCACAACCGTGACCACGTTTAGCTATGCCACCGTGTTTATAACCGGCTCTGCCACCTTTAGCATAATCTTTTATGTCAGTTCTTGGGTCGCCAATTTCTGAATCTTCCAGGCCTGATTTTTTTAATCTAGCTTTCGCTGTTTGTTGAAATCTTTCTTCCTTCATAGGGTGTTCAAAAGATTTTTTTGAAGATTTTTTTCCATCTTCAAAATCAATTTCACCAGAATCCATCATTTTACCAAAACCCATTTTTTTATATTTAAGTTTTTTAGCTTCTTTTTCTCTATTTTCTTTTGTAGCCATTATTTTTTTCCTTTAAGTTATTTCCCTTTAATTTTAGGAGGTTTAGGACGTGTAGTTGTTGTAGTTTGACTTTCTTTTAATTCTTTTAGTATATCAAGTTTTTCAGCTCGTCCACCTTTTTCAGCTGGTCCACCTTTTGCTAAAGCTTTTCTAGTATTTGTAGTTTGTTTATTAAAATGTCTATTGGCCATAATTATTCTCCTAAGTTATTTTCTTTTTATCAGATCTGTTGCTTTAAGTCCATAGACAGATGCAATGACCCCTACAAAAATTGTTTGGTACCAAAACGGTAAATTTCCAAAGTGAAAAAAGAATAACTCCATTTTCTCCATATGTACAGGATTATCTGACCATACAGAATAGCCTAACATTACAATCGGAATCGACAATAAAACTAAAATAAATTCATCTTTCCAGTCTGATTGTCTCGCTTCTAGTAATTTTCCAGAATACTCTAATTCTCCCGTACTCATTTTCTGAGCATGTTTCATAGCAGCATCCGACATAAGCATTTTTGTCTGTTGCTTATTTTTGTAAATGTGTGAGCCTGCAGAAACGGCTAATTTAATTGCCGAGAACCACATGTTAGTACCAGGTAGCTTTTTTACTTTTAGATTTCAGCATTCTTTTAGTTCCTCTAACGTCCACTTCGTCCCCAACAGCTATTCTGTTGTAAGGGCTCTCTTGGTTAGTAAGAATCTTAGATCTAGGATCGATTTCAGTTCTAACTTCTGGAGTTGCGATTTCTTTAGATCCATTTGCTGTTGTTTTGTTTTTTGTTATAGCCATATTTTCTCCTTAATGTGTTTATACTTATTTTTTATTAAAATTTCTACCAAAATCGTTCTCTTTGCTTCGATTAGCTAGTTCTTGTTTAGCGATAGACGTTGCAGCACGTAATTCTGCTAAATCTTCGTTTTGTTCCAACTTATCTTCCTTGTTTTCTTGGTTCATCATGGCTTTCATTCTATCCAAGTTGATTTTTTCTTGAGCTTGTTGTGCTTTTACAAAATCATCCTTAGCTCTGATGTCCAATTCTCTTGCTTTTAACTTAGCAATAGGATCATTTGAGTATTCACCTAACATTTGTTGCTCTTCTTTAGCAAAATCTTCAAACATTTCTGCAATCAATACAGATTTTCTAGCTTCAATCTGCATCGTTAGGCCCATGATCTGTTGTTGTATCATTGGATCTTGTTGCATTTGAGGATTTTGTTGCATCATCTGTTGTATTTGTTGCATCTGCATAATTTGTTCTTGAAACTCTACTTCAACTTGTTCTAATGCCATCAAACTAATATGTTCAAAGATATTTTTTTGCATTGAAGCTGTAATCTGTGGATTTCCTCTAGCCATTGAAGAAGACATAAAGTTTAAGTGAGCGGTAATGTGAGCTCTATGGTCTTGTCCTTTAAAAGCTTGGAAAGATTTTCCTCCCAACGATTGAATTGCTTCTACAGCAGGATCCATCGGTGTTGGTTTTTCGGGTTGAACTAAAATAGTATCAATATTTTTTACACCTAATGCTTCATACATTGCACGGTACGCATTATACATATTATGCATTTGCGGATTTGATTGTGCTAGTTGTAACTCAGCTTGAGCAATTGATATTCTTTGAGACTGAGAAAAAATATTAGGATCCGCTATTGGTAAAATATCTATCTTGTCATCAAAATCTTGTTGTTTAATTTGTCGGGTTCCTCCTACAACATCGTAAGGATATTCTGCTGGTAAATATGTTTTAAATATTCTACCTAGCATTTTGAACTCATGTTTAAGACTCACATAAATTCTTTTATGAATCGCGGACATTGTTCTTGACCCTCTTTCCAGAAGCGCTACGGTCGTACCCACTGCTGCTTGCTGGTTCCCATCACCTACTTGAAGATCGGCGATAGACGCGAAACGCTGTCCAGCCGATACTACGACCCCCATTAGTTGTAATAGAGTTTGAGAAGGTTCTTTAAATGGAAGTGCCATAAAGGCATCTTTTATATTTCCACCTGGAGCATCCACATCTCTAAATTCGCCGGGAGCAATCGCTTGCGCGTCATCTCTAATTCTAATTCCTCGCATTTTAAAACCTGCGGGTAAGTTAGATAAAGTTCCTGCATCAAGTAATGATCTAAGAGCTGCTGTTGCAGTTCTGCTTAGTCCACCAATCATATGGATTAAACCAAAGCCATAAAAACCTAGGCCGGGTAAAAATTTGAAATGTACAAAATAAGAAATTTTTTTCTTTAAAGGATCAGCGGGTTCATAGTTTCTTCTGATAGATAAAACTTCACGAGTTGCTTCTTCGATAGTTACAATGTAAGGAAGTTTGATTCCTGTAAATTCACCTTCATCATCTCTATCTTCAAAACCTTCTAGATCTAAATCCATATGAAATTCTAAAATATTATAGAGGTCTTCGTTTTTAGTTTTTTGTATTCCCTCTAACTCTCTTTCTTTTTTATCTAGCTCAGATTCTACATCTGCAGGTTCCCCTAATTCTATATCCCTGTAGAAACCATTAACTTGTTGTTTTCTTAAATCGTTTTGAGAAGTTTTAACAACATGAATTACTGCTGTTGCATCTTCTAACGAAGTTGCAGAATAGGGTACCACTAAATCTTCAGCAGGTACAAATTTTGAAACGGCTCTACCTAATAAAGCATCATAGTAAATTTTTTTAAAAGCAGAACCTGCAAGAGGTAAATAAAATAACATCTGATCAAACTCAGGTTCGTATTCTTTCATCTGGTCCATTAACTGCCAGTTCATATATTCTTTAACTCTCTCTGATTGCATTTCTTTTTCAGGAGTGGGCACACCGATAATTTGTGTTCTTACCGGTCCGTCGGCCGGGAGTAATTCTTTGTAAGCCAAGGCTTGAAATTGTGTAACCGCTTCTGCAAGAACGGGGTGAGTTGCACCTGCTGCTCCGGCGAAAGGTTCGGTTCTATTTTCGTATTTAAATCCTAATAAATCTAAGCCTGTAATATAAGTGTGTTCCCATTCTTTACGAGACTCTTTGTAGTCCATGTAATTTGAATTTAATTCTGAACCTAGAGGACCTAAAACATCCTCTGGTAGTAACTCTGCTAAGTTGTCAAAGTGGTTTTCACTCTGTGCTTGGTTATAGGCTCCAGGTTCAAAATTAATTTCAACACCGCCATCTTCTGTAGGTGTAATCTCTGTGTCACCCTCATCAGGTATTGATTCTTGAATTTCCTCAGTAACCTCGACTTGTTCCTCGGGCCCTGGTATTTCAACCGAAGTTCTAACTTCGTTTAATGCTTTGTCTATATCTGCCATTTATTTTCTCCAATTGTGAAACGCTATTGCTTTGTTTAGCTTGTTTTGTTTCATTAATCAAGCCTCTAGGCTCAGGGCCACTTAATGGTGGGATTTGATCCCATTTGACGTTCAACATATTTTTAGTGAGAGTTGGGTTTTTTTTCATTAGCAAATTTCCTTACAAGTTCATACCATACCTTCTTCCAGTACTCTAATCCAGTTTTATTCCACATAATAGCTGCATGGTTTATTTCTTTCATTACCAATAATACTTCTTTTTTCGTTTTGGTTGTTTCTCATCCTTATAATCTTCTGGATGATCTAATAATCCACCCTGTCTGTATCTTAACAGAGCTTGGGTCATGGAGTCAACTAAATCATCGTGATCGCCGTAAGGAAAAGCTGCACATTCTTCTACCATCTCTTGAGCAAATTGTTTATGCAAAGGTGCCCAAACTTGTCCCGCCTCAAACATAGGAGAGACTGCATTAACTCTAGCAATTTTATCTTGTCCTTTAGACGGTGTGTAGTTCATTGCTGGAATTCCCATTTGTCTAAGTTCATACATTAAAGGTAGTCCCGAAGCTTTGGCTTCAATAATAACTGTTTCAGGATGCCAGTAATCATAATGTTCTTTAGCCACTCTCCTTAACTCTGGAAACTCTAATCTTGCTTTATAAGAATCTAATAATATTAATTGCCGCGGTGCGTCTTCATTGGGACGAAAAACACCCCAGGTGGTTATAGCACTATAGTCGGCAGTTTCTTTTTTTAAATAAGCAGTATCATAACTTTGAATAACATGTTCAATGTTTGGCATCTCATCATGTTCCCAATCTTTCCACCACTCTCTTTTAATTAGAGCTCCTTCTTCACTTGTTGGATCCTGCATGTACTGTGCATTCCATTTCGCGATACCTGCTGAAGCTTTCACAGAATCGAGGTCCTCGATCTTCCAATATTCAGGCCAGACCGGTTTGCCATTAGGTAAAACTGCAGGGAACTCTACTACCTCCCATTGATCTGCTTTCTCTTCCTTTTGTGCATTTACTAATTTTTGTGTTAAATCTTTTGTTGACCAACGTGTCATAACCAAAACAATAATTCCTCCAGGTTGAAGCCTTTGCCGCGGTCCACTGGTATACCACTCATATGCTTTCTCAAATGCATTAGGTGAGTTTACATCTTGCTCTGAATGAGGATCATCAATGATGAGTAGATCAGCACCTCTACCGGTCACCGCACCTTGGACACCCACTGCAAAATATTCACCCCCATCGGATGTATTCCAACGGCCCGCGGCTTTAGAGTCTTCTTGCAATCTCGTTTGAAAAATATTTTGATAATCTTCGGAGTCAATTAAGTGCTTTGCTTTACGACCAAAGTTCACTGCAAGTTCTGCAGTGTGAGTTGCTTGAATGATCTTTAACTTAGGATTTTTTCCAATCATCCATGCAGGAAGAAAGAAGGAAGCAAATTCAGATTTAGTATGCCGGGGGGGCATGTTTATAATTAAACGTTTTAATTCACCTGTTGCTAATCTATTAAATTTATCTGCTATGGTCGAATGATGGGACCCCTCTATAAAATCTGGCCACAT